TCCTATCCACCTTTACCCGCAACAAGCGCCCCTGTGATCCCCTTGAACTGGTGGTCGCGTCTCTTAGACACGCTCTGTTGGCTGGCGATGGGTGTACGTTCATCGCTGGGGACTATGCTGGGATCGAGGCTCGGGTAGTTCTTGCTCTAGCTGGGCAGCACGACAAGACAGAGTTGATGGCGAAGGGGTTGAGCCCCTACTGTGATGTGGCGGGCTTGATCTATGGCAGGCCTATCGACAAGTACAAAGACCCTATAGAGTACACGATCGGGAAGAACACCTTCCTCGGCTGCGGCTTTCAGATGGGGTGGCAGACATATCAGAAGCGCTACTGTCCTAATGAGAGTGATGAGTTTGCCAAGGCCGGCATCGACACCTATCGTAGAGCCTTCGCCCCCCTCGTCCCCCGGTTATGGAAAGGTTTAGAAGATGCTGCTCTTGCCGCTGTACATAATCATGGTCGGGCTTTCTGGTCTCATGGTATTGGGTACAAAATCAAGCCCGTTGGGGGTAAGGATTTTATGGTGTGCCGTCTTCTTGATGGAAAGTGCATCTATTATTTTGATCCTCGCCCATGTATGAAGCGGATGCCGTGGAGCACACCAGAGAAGGAAGACATAAGGCCAGCATGGAAGTACCGCACGAAAAAGAAGGGCGCATGGGTGTGGGTGGATGCTTATGGTGGTATTCTAACCGAGAACGTCGTTCAGGCCCTTGCAGGGCAGCTATTACGCAGGGCGATGGAGCGGTTGGAAGCTGCGGGCTGGCCCATTGTCCTTACAGTGCACGACGAAATAGTGACAGAGGTACCAGCGAATGACGTATCGTATTCTGAGGCCAGACTTCAAGAAATCATGTGTGCCCCCGTCGAGTGGGCCGAGCAAATCAAAGTCCCCATCAACGTTGAAACCTGGCAGTCCACGAGGTACAAAAAATGAGTTGTCATCACCATCGCATGTTCCAGGAATGCCGCATCTGCCACCCAAAAGAGGCAAGATTAACAGCCGAGCTAAAGGTGCACAAGGCGAAAGAGAGTATGCCCAACACTTGCAAGACAATGGATTTCTCGGCGCTCGTCGAGACGGTCAACAGGGGCATGGAGGAAATGCAGAAGACCCCGATGTTCGTGGAGTACCTGGGCTCCATGTGGAGGTTAAGAGAGTTGAAGCTGGCAATCCATATGTATGGCTCGCGCAAGCTATCCGTGATACTGGAACCAGTGGTAGGGTCCCGATCGTCGCTCACCGTCGATCTAGAAACGAATGGCTTGTCGTTCTCCGATCAGAAGACTTCCTAAAAATCTATCATGATCATCTGAAATGGACAGAGGAGTGGTGAACATGGACATTGATTTGGTGGCTGAACTAATCGTTGACCTCTTTGTGGACCTTGGATTTGTATGTGAGGAAGCTACAGAGGCTCATATGATCGCCGAGATTATCGAAATCATAGAGGAGTATACCTAATGGACATTCAAAAGCTCGCTCAAGCTATCTTTGACATGCTTTGTGATAGGGGTGTGATTGACACCGGTCTCTTCCCCCTAAAAGCCGATGTAGATATGGAAGTCGAGGAAGATGTCGTGAATGCAATCGGGGATTTGATCGAGGAGTTAGGTTGATGGACAGTAACGTGACGGCTACGGAGACGGCAGCAGGAGCTTTTCTCAAGGCGTTGCAGGATGAGCCTGATGTTAATCATGCTTTCAATGTCCTCGCGTTGACGGTGTGCTTTGCTCTTGAAGGCAATTCCATCGCGGCTAAGATGGATTTCCTCAAGGTTCTGGGCAAGGGCACCGGGGTAACGGATGCGGTGAAGCAATCCTATCGTGTCGCTGCTGCCAACCCCGGCTCTCAGGCGTTGAACTGATGGGCAGGCCAGCGAAGTGGGATTACAATTTGAAACGGCCAGATGAGAGTGGCCGGTCCTTCCGTCGGCGCATGTTCCTGGAGAGCCAGGGTGTGGTGAAATCAACTGCGCTTGGCGTTCCTGAGTACCGTACCTCCAAACGGTTTGATCCCGAGGGAGTGCTGAAAGGATACAGCACCTTTCAACGGCAGGATGATGTCGATCGGATACAGAAGTGGGCCGAGGTTCGCCAGGCTTTCTTCGATGATTTGCCAGTGCGAACGGAGATTGAGTATCATGGGGGTGTACAAACCCGCTTTAGCGATAGTCTTCTTCGGGCTTGTTTTCCTATTGGGGATCACCATCTTGGGATGTTGGCCTGGCGTCCCGAAGTCGGGGCCTCATACGATCTCGATATCGGAGAGCGTCTACTTGGCAAAGCAATGTCCGCTCTATATGACCGTACCGACTATGCTACCAGCGCTCTGCTCGTCGGCCTCGGTGACTTCATGCACTATGACGGTAAGCTGCCGATCACCCAACGAGGAGGTAATATCCTCGATAGTGATGGACGTTACCGGAAAATGATCCGGGTTGCCTTGCGGTCGTGGCGTACCATGATCGACCTGGCAGCGGAGAAATTTGCAGAGGTTCACGTCATCGTAGCATCAGGGAACCATGATGAGTTTAGCATGGCGTTTGTGTCAGAAGCCCTCGCCCTTCACTATGGAGCCAATCCTCGCATTCATATTGACACTACTGCTGGCCGCTTCCATTACCATCGTTATGGGATGAACTTGATCGGAGTGACGCATGGTGATCTCGCTAAAGCCGAGCAGCTTCCGGGAGTTATGGCTTTCGATCGCCCTCATGATTGGGCTAATACTACTCACCATACTTGGTGGACTGGTCATGTCCATCATCACAATGATCGTGCTTATCCAGGGTGTAATGTGGAGAGCTTTGGTATTCTGCCGCCAGGTGATGCGTACTCATTCAACCTCGGCCACCGTGCGAAGAGGGAGATGAAGGCTATCGTTCTGAACTTTGACGGCGGTGAGTATTGCCGCTACACCATCACACCAGAGGAGTTAGATGGATGAAGACATTCGTTGGTTTGCAGTTGAAGGGGGTTGCTGCACCGCCCCATGTCGTGGTGATCTCCGGCATCCCTTATGTCGTTATCATCCGCCCGATCCCTGGGTTGCAGGGGCAAGGTGTCAACCTCGAATGTGGCTTGGTTCCGTGGCCAGAGGAAACTAATGTTACCGAGCGATAGACCGTGCCCTTGGTGTGACACAATTCGACCGGCTGGCTTCCTCCCTTGCTCTAATAAGGGGGAAGTCGATCGTTGTCAGTTCAGGAGAACAGATGATTTACATAATCGGGAGCCTGAAAAATCCCAATATACCTGTCGTAGCGTCTGCCTTGAGGGCGGACGGACATCATGTCTTCGACGAATGGTATGCTTGTGGGCCGGATGCAGACCTCCATTGGAGGGAGCACCATCAACAGGCGGGGCATGACTTTAAGTCGGCGATGTTCAGCGATTTTACCAATCATTCATTCGAGTTTGACCGCCAGCACATGATGATGTCTGACACTGGTATCCTTGTTATGCCGGCCGGGAAGTCAGGGCACATGGAACTTGGTTGGATGATCGGTAAAGGCAAGCGCGGCATCATCTATATGGAACAGGAACCAGAAGCATGGGATTTGATGTACCGCTTCGCTGAGCTAGTGATCGGCCCCGTCAACGATTTGCTTATGGTGCTCTGATGCCACATTTTAGTGAACAACAATGGGAGAAAGAAATGGAGTGCAAATTTTCCCATGACATAGTTGATGTGTGCCGGGGGTGTGGCTGGAAACGCTTCCCTGATTACCCACCGCAGACACCAGCATCCGCTTTGGCGTGCACCCTAGCTGAGCGGAAAGCCAGGTATGGGGATTTCACGGACCACGCCCGGATCGCGGAGACCATCAACCAAGCGCTGATGTCCGGGATGGGATGGCTGCAAGCAACTCCGGTGCAGAGGGAGGCCCTGCGGATCATCGCGAATAAGCTGGGCCGCATCGTCAATGGTGATCCTAACTATGCAGACAGTTGGCATGACATTGCTGGATATGCGACCCTAGCAGAACAGCGCTGCGTGTAAGAAAGAGGCCCCTGGATTTTTCCAGGGGCTTTTCCTTTAGTTCGGGATGAGGACGATGTACCGATAGTCCTCGGTATTGTAGGGATCACCAGGGTTGTTAAACGCATATCCTTGGCCCTGGTTGCGTGTTGCCTCGTCGGCGATACAGGTTGCCCAATTCGCCGCGCCCAGCTTGGTTGCCCACACTGCGCATTCCCCAACCTGATACGCAAAGTTACCGGCGTAGGGATACGTAAATTGTGGCCCTGGGTTCGATGGCATGTAGTTGAATACCATCTCTGGACCAGTCCCCGATGAGATGGGGGTAGCAGTAGTCGAGCCGTAGGGTGCCAACCCGAAGGTAGCATAGTTGGGGCCGGCTGGCGTAAGTGTGAAGTCAACGATTTGGTAGAACTGAGCGTCTGCTATCTCCGTGGGCCGGAACACACCATTGCCATCATACGGTGTAATAACATCCCCGTTCTGCGGCACATACCCATTGTTTGGCTGCGTGTTGAGATAGAAACAAGCTGGCCCTGCCCCTGTAGTCCACCCAAGATCAGCTGGGGTCCCACTAACCGCGCTTATCTGGCTGATGGTGTACTCATAGTCCGCCGATATTGGGGTCACACCGATGTTGTATGGGGCCGCAGGCTGGTCAAGGCAGGTGGCTTGATTGTAATGGTAGAGCGGAAAGAAGCCATAGGTTTGACCAACGTAGGCCGCACGAGCCCCCAGCAAACTAAGGAACTCAACAGCCTTGGTGTTACCACGAGCCGCAGCATAGCACTCGCCCAGCCCAACGTAGCACTGTTCCCAAAATGGACCGACATTGTAGCCGGGTCCACCATCGAGGATATTATAGCTATACTGCATCCACATAGATGCCGACTGCATGTACGGTGTGACGAAGGACGCGGGCACCGACCCGATAGCAGGGTTGGTCTTGCCATAGTTCCATGTGTCGATGAGGATGTTAGACGCATAGTCCGCTACGTCATTCAGCATCTTGCTCCGCTGGGTGCCATCAAAGTCAAGCGCTGCCGGCGTGGTTGGATTGTAGGGGGCAAGCAGCGCCGCACACTGGAGGTTTCGGTTCGCCCAGCCTAGACCACGGTACTGCCCATCGGCATATAGGGCGACACCATCTAGGTCGTAAGGGCTGTCGCCATTGGCCACTCGTGGATTACGATCTGGCTGAGAGATAAGCGACCCACCAAGAGCCGTGTCCACGAGGTAGTCGAAGAACTGGAGTTCCCCGGTCCTCAAATACGGCCAGAAGCATAAGAAGGGCATGTGGGAACTGTCAGCAGCATTCATCCCCATAGGACCGGAGACGTTGGCTCCACTTGGCCCCGGTATAGTGAACCCATTGGCGTTTGCCCCATCCCAAGAGATAGTAAGATTGGAAGCGGGCAGACCAGCGTAGGTATTGCCGGTCATATTGAGCACGGTGCCGAGGGTGTGGTCTTTAAGATCGTAGGGCATCAAGCCACCGGCCCATCCGAGGATACGGATTTGCTGCTCGCTCAGTGCCGACTGGTTCTCAAAATCGACGACCTGTTGGTTCATCAATGCCCCGATGAACGCACCATCGCCGCCTTGATTGATATTGTTGGGGACAGTGCCCTGGTTGTAGGGGTTCCAGGGGAAGGGGTAGGTAGTGTCAGCGAGAGAGCCACCCATGCTCGTGCCAGTCAGGGCAGGATCATACGGCGGGATCATCCCACTGCTCTGGAGATAGAGTTGGTTCTGCTGCGCTCTGGAACCTGTCTCCGATGCCTGTGTACCCCCGCCTTGGAAGTACATATACTTGGCGTCGGGGCCGGCTAGACTGAGCCGATTAAAGTATCCGAAGCCAGGCACCGGGGTAGCAGTGAAGACACCAGCAGTTGTTACCTGTGATGATCCCCCGCCCCCAGGATTAGTATTCAGCGAGAGGCTATTCCCGTTGATTTGTCCCCAATAGACTTGACCCGAAGTTAGTGGGTTGGGCAGAGCGCTACCAGAGAGTTGAACCGGGACAAGGTTCTGTGACCCTGTGCTCCACGCTTCTCCCTGAGTGGTGGTTAGGATACCAGGGGTGAAGAAGGTGGTACCAGCCGGGACATTGGTGCCATTGGGTAGATTGCCGAGTTGGTAAGTGTTGCTCGACAGAATAGCGTCAATGAAGCATCCTTCGTTAAGAGCGCCAACGCCGGTAGCAGTGATAGGCTGGCCTTGCGCCAACGACCCGCTCTCGGTGTTGGTGATCGTCAGCACGTTGTTGGTTACAGAACCTACGCCGACGAAAGCAACCGATGATGTAACGTCAGTCGCAGGGGCAAAGGGCCATGTTGGGGCGCGTGCTACTCCATTGGCGGACCAGTTCAGGCCAGCCGTGGGGTTGCTCGGATTGGGCGGTGCAAAGAAGAAGTTGTACTGTGCTCCGGTGGCAGTGAAGTCCGGTGCACGTAGGCACCCTGACCAGCGGAAGCCGAGCGGAGAAGCACCAGCGCCCAGAGCTTGCACATATAAGTCTGCCTTCAATTGGGGATGAGCCGTACCCGAGGTATCCACCATATTGCAGGAGAACTTGAAGCCCGCACCGGCCTGGCCGTCGAACCACTTGCTGACATTAAAGGTGTTCGCGTCTCCATTAACCCTGGCAAAAACCGTGGTGGGCTGCGTCTGCCCGATGCCACCAGTGATACCAGTGAGTGGGGGAGCCTCAATCATGAGGTTCTGCGCGTACACATCAGCCGCAGTGCGACCCGAGGCAGCCGGCCACGAGCCAGCAGCACTACCAATTGTCAGGGTAGCGTTGCCGTTGACTGTAGGGTTGACCACCAGAGTACAGAAGCGTAGGCACCCGCTGGGATGATACGCCTGCATCCCGGCAGAGAAGGGCTGTGCTACGCCGCCGATGGTGAGTGTGGGCACACTACCAACAGGCACATCACCGTCATGGAAAACCTGCCCAAAGGTCTGGGTCGGCATCCCGGCAGTGAGGTTCAGAAGCGAGACTGTGGTTGGGAAAGTGGTAGCTCCGCTGAGGCCCGCGTTGCCTCCTGTCGAACCACCAGAATTAGGGTTTGATGCGGCCGCCCAGCCGCTCCCATTCCACACGTACCAGGAATTAGAGGCAGAATTGAGGGCGTACATCTGCCCGCCATTGTCTACTTCCAATTCAGAAGCGGCACCATTGGCTGCTGAGGAACCATTCAGTAGGATATAATACTGGCCTGGTCCACTGGTGCCAGGAGGATACGCCCCTCCCCATGTCCAGGTGCCAGCCGAGGTTGTGAGGGAGCCCGTAGCGGGGGCGATGAGGGTGCTACCGTCTGGGGAGTTACCCCCAGAGGCAGCAACGGTCCAATTGACCGTGACAGAAGCCGTCAACTTACGGGTTGGCGGTGATGGTGACGCTGTAGGCCGCAACGCTCAGGACACTTTCAGTCACCAACTGTAAAGAGCCATTGATCGTCACGTCAGCAGCACTAGCTCCGCTGATCGCCAGCGTACCATTCCAGGCAGCCGGCAGGACAGCAAGCTGACCGAGGACGGTGCCAGCAGCGAGGGGGGCCACGAACGGGCCAGAGGCGGGGGTGAAAGTTACCGATGTTGCCGGGGTGCTGACAACATCGAAGACGACATTAACGGATGCGCTCAAGATTTATCCTCCTGCACGAACAGTGATAGTGGGTTTCGGGGTGTTAGGATCAGCAGCAACGATAGCGGCTGAGACTGCGGCGTTGACTTTCTCCCCAGCAGTTGTGAATGTCGGGAACGTAGTAAGCGCGGCGGGTAGAACTGCGAGGCACATGCCGGCACCGACGATACGTCCGTGAGCATGGTTCCAGTCCTGATTAGCAGCGACGGCGAGGATAGCTACCAAAGTAGCCGCGCACCATCCTGCGGTTTGCAGAACAAGTTTCTCCATTTAATCTCCACTGGTGGCAATGTTGGCAGCATGTACAAGCTTGGCTGCCTCAAGTTCCGCTGCCGCAACGGTGGATTGCGCGGCAATTTTAGCTTCTGCTTGGACTGCTGAGGCAGCAATCTTCGCTTCGGCATGGATGGCAGAAGCGGCGATCTTGGCACGAGCCTGGGCCATCCTATCAAAGATGAGGATGCTGTACCAGGTGATGCCGAGGATGCCGCCAATGGTGGCAACGATAGTTGGGATGACGGAGAAGAAGCCCATGAGAACTCCCAAGGCTACCGCTGTCTCAGCGAGGATGCGGGTATGGAAGTCCACTGCTCGTCTCCTATTTGGCGAGTGCAGAGTGAGCGGATGCCCCACCAACAACGTCGGTAATGCCGGCTCCGAAGGCTGATAGGACGGTGCTTCCACTGACAATCACTTCTTGTGGTCCGTCCTTGGTCTTTAGGACGACATGACAATAAGCGAAGTTTAGATCAGAATGACACCGATCACCAGGCATATCCGGGATCGACTTAATATCGACACAACTAGGTAAGAACAGTAGACCTAGAAGAACCAGAATGCGGTTCACGGGATGCTCGGCACGGCAGAGACCGGCACCGTAACCGTAGTGGTCGGTGTGGTCGTGGTGGTGGGAACCGAGCTAGTGGCCCCGGACGTGGTGATTACAACGCAAGCCTGCATCGAGCGGACTGCACCAGCGCCACCAGGAACATCACCGAAGTGACAGGCATTACCAGCCACCGTTAGCTTCATGCCAGAGGCCCCATCATTGACAGGCTGACAGGCACCAAGCATGGCAAGGGCAACAGCGAGGGTGGCGGTGTAGATAAGATATTTCATAGTAGCCTCCTTGGTTATTT